GCGGCGGCGTTCCAATTGGCGACCGATGAGCTGGCCCAGTCGGGCGGGTCGTCGGTCTTCACCAACTCGGAATCGGCGCAAAGATCGGCGGCGGATTGGTCGCCCTCCTGCACCGCCCAGATGTGCTGGATCAGGTGCGGCTCTTCGGCCCGGTCCAGCCAAGTGACGCGGGTGGCGTTGGCGCGGGTGGGTTCGCCCCGCGTGGCGTGCAGCAATGATATTCTCATTTGGTGTCCCATCCTTCTTGGGGGGTGGCGTGGGTGAGATCCCGCGCCCCTCGCGGCGTTTCGGTGGCGCAAACAAAACCGCGCAGCCAGCGGCGGGCGGGACTGTCGGCAGGCAAAACAAAAACCCACTCTACGCAGCGGGGCATCGTGGCGATAGAGAGCCACGTTTCGCGCAGGCGCATGGCGGCGGCGGCGTCATCAGCCGGCAGTGTATAGGCGGCGACGATCACGCGGCGGCGGTGCTGTTTCGCCATCGTGCGGTACGTGATTGCCTGCGCCTCCGCCATCACCGGGTCGCCGGACATGCGCAGTGCCCGCACATGCAGATCCTCGCCCGCCCAGCCATACCAGCGCGGCTCATGAAACCACTCGGTTGGCGTGGGGGTGGGCGTTGATACCAACAGCCGCGCCCAATGCAGCGCCTTGACCGCGTCGTCCTCCTCCATGGAGAAGCGCACCAGCGCAGCCAACGCCTCGCGGTAGGGGAAAACCCAATACGCGGCGAGCGCGTGGCGCGACCGCTCCTCGTGGGTGTCGGCAATGTCGGCGAGGTAGAGGTGCATCTGGTAGCGCATGGACCTTTCCCCTCCCGGCATCGCTAGAAAGATCTCACCAAACCGGCGCAGGTTGGGCCGGTTTTTCGCTACGGCGTATTCCTGCGCGATGTAAAAGAAGCTGGTGGGTGATTCGGTGACGTTGCGGGTGAGGATGCGCAGGTTGCGGCGTCCGTCCTTGGTCTTGTCGCCCAGCGGGGCGTGGACCCACGCGCAAGCCTGGCTCGTCTGGCGGGCGGTGCCGGTGGGCATGGCGAGGTTCTCGTGCACCGCGCCGACCCAGCGTGCGCCGTCAATCCATGTGCCGAGCGAGATCAGGCGTTCGCGGATGGCGATTTTGCCCGCCGCCGGGACATCGTAGGGGAAGCACCACGAGGTGCAGGGATCGCCCCGCGTGAGGGCGCGGAATGCCGCAGGATCGCCACGGAACACATCGTCGCAATCGGCCCAGAACATCCAATGGCAGTCGGAAACACATTGCTCAAAAGCCTGATTGCGAGCCGCCGCAAAATCATCGACATGCGGCCATGTGGCGGCGGCGGGCGCGTTGTAATAATCCTCGGCCTGAAACGTCTTCTCTAACTCGGCGCAAACGCGCTTGGCGATAAAGCGGGTGTCGTCGGGCTCTTGGTTGCCCAGCGCGATACAGAGCGACAGGTGATCAAAGATCGGCGCGAAGGATCGCAGCATGCGCTCGATGTGCTGCGCCTCATTCCCGGCGATGACGCAAAGCGAAATGCGCGGCTCGTTTTCCGTGCGCGGTGTGTCCATGCCACTAGGGCGCAACGGCGCTTTTGAGAGTTCAATAAAAAACCCGCCCCCAAATTAATGAGGGCGGGTGGACAACAACAACAACACAATGATCAACCCTGCGCGGGTCGTCAAAGTGTGGGTTGGTTAACTGTATTGCGTGGCAATCAACGTACCCGCGTTCGGGTTGACGACCTTCTCCACGACGTGCTGCGAGGCACGGATGATCGTGCTGTTGGACTGAGGTTCATCATATTCGAACACGGACAGCACCGGGCCGTAGGCGCTCCAGTTGAGCGTGTATTGCGCGCCACCGTTGAGCATCGAGGCGGGCGTGCCGGCGGAACCCAAGCGACCGACCCACAGGTAGGTGTTGTTCCAGATCGCACCGGACGCGAACGCCAGCCCTTCGGCGGCGGTGTCGTAGTAGTTCTTCCCGACGAGCACTTCCTTGACGCCGAGCGCCTCAGCCATGGCGGAAGCATCGACACCCAGGATAGTGTCGGACGCCACGCCGATACCGCGCAAGCGGTTCTGCATCTTGGTGGAGGCGCGGAGGCGGATGAACACGTCATGGCTCATCGCAACCGACAGGGCTTGATCGCTCTCGCCCTTGCCCAGCAAGCGGCCCTTGGCGGCGTCGATGTCGAGCGCGGCGTCGAAGGTCGCAATATTGGCAATAGTATAAGCGGTTCCCGAGTTGGTGGCGCTGCCGTAGTTGGCAGTCGAGAACGTCATCGCGGCGGCGCGGATTTCGTGGTCGAGCAGGATCTTACGCTTTGCCTGTTGGGCGGTGATGACAGCGGCGTCGAAGAACCGGGCCGTGTCGGCGCGGTCAACGTTATCAACCGGCAATTCAAAGCCAAACTCAACGGTGGCGAACGTGTCTTGCTCATAAGCGAGCGAGCCACGGGCGTAGTGCGAACCGGGCGCACGGCGCATATTAGCTTCACGCTTCAGCAGGTTGCCCGTGCCAAGCTTGAATTTAGGGTACTGGCCGTCCTTGGTGGGAACATTCACAACCGGCGCGACGCGCGTGCCGATCAGGTTCTCTTCCCAAGTGCCGGACTCAACGACCACGCCCGAGATATCGGCGCGGAAAACTGCTCCATTAGTGGAAAACATGGTGGGTGATTTTAAGGGTTAGGCGATCTTGGTGACGGGCTCGACCTCGATGATCGCGCCGTTAGTGCCGGCGCTTTCGAGGGCGCGACCGACCGTGACGGTGCCGGTGACGGACAGGCGTCCGTCGGCCCCAGCGTACAGCGTGTCGCCAATCGTGATGGGCGTGGCGGTAACGGAACACTTTTGGGTGCCGGGACCGCTGAAGAATTTAACCGCGACAAAGGCGTCGGCGGCGGCGTCCTGTTGGGTAAACCCAATCGGGAGTTTGTTATTAGGCGCGAGCCCCACGCCACGGTTGCTCGAAATGGCAACCGCGCGGAAGGCGGAGAGGGCGGTGTTGGCGAGGAAAGACGCCGCACCATTAGTCTGCGTGGACATGGTTTAGATAATTAGAGGGTGATGATTTCGCCGGTCGACAGTCGGCCAAGGTAGGCCTTGTGCTCGGCGGGGTGATTGACTACAGCCCACGCGATAGCCTGGGCTTTGGACTTCAGTTCCACGGCCTTGGCGGCGACGATGGCCTCGAATTTCTTCTCGGCTTTGTCTTCGCGCTGGGCTTCATGCGACACCTTGACGGGGGGCGCACCAAACTGCGTGGTATAGGTTTTGAGGGCGGCGAGCGCAGCTTTCTCGGCTACGGCGTTGAGCTTCTCTTCGTCGGTTTCTTCGGGCTTTTCCTCCAGCGCGGCTTGCGCGCCCTTGGCTTCAAGGGCGTCGATGCGCGACAGGAGGGAAGCGACGGAGGCGGCGAGGTCCGCGATAGGATCTTTCTTCTGTTCGTCTTCCACTTGTAAACGGGATTTGGGTTTGAGTTTAGCGGGGTCGGCTTGCGCCTCGCCCCGCTGAAAGAGGCCGGTCGGGTTGGCCGCTGGCTCATCTACAAAGTCGGCGCTGTAGATTTCGGAGCAGCGGGCAAAGGCGCGGTCGTCGCCGCGCTCAGGTTTGCCGGAAAATGATATAGACAGCCCGAATGATTCGGGGATGGTCGCGGCAATCTCGAAAAGATAGGCGCGATGGGGCGAAGCGGCGAGGGCGTGGAAGTCGGCGCGGAGCACGTTGCCGTCGATGCGGAAGTCGGTCAGCCGCCCCACGATGTCGCCCACGCCCGAGCCATGATCAAATTTAACCTTTAGCCCGCCCGCGTAACCCTTGGCGCACTCCATCACGCCCGAGAGCGTGGAGGCGTCGGCAAATAGCGGCAGCGGCGTTTCCGCCGACCAGTCGTAGTGCCCGAGCGCCGGCCCCGCCGTGATCACGGCCACGCCGCGAATGATGCCAGCCTCCGCGTCGATGCGCGTGGTGGAATCGGCGGCGAAAGTGAAAAGGGAGGCAGCGGGCTTGCTCACGCAATCCGCCGCGTCGTCAAAAGCCGCCGCGATTAGTCCAGCTTACAGCGCACCAAACCGGCCACGATGGCGACGACCACCTGCATGGCCGACGTATCGAAACCGTGGTTGTTATCCTGCCTCACTTCTTTCCACTCGTAAACGCCGGGGCGGGTTTCGCGCTTCTCCTCGGCGGCGAGGTGCTCGGCGTAAAGCGGGTTACGGTCAACCGGCTGGTGCCACTTGAAACTTTTCCCGGTGGCGGCAGCGGCGACGATGTCCTTGGCGTGAAAAGATGAGAACTCGTAATACGGGGCCGAGTAGCCGCCGCCCACGCTGGCAAACTTGGGATCGGAATGCGGGTAATTCTCCAACGCGCCCGTCGTGTCGCTGCGCAGGGTCCACGTTTTGCGCGGGTAACCCATCAGGCCGCGCCAGCCAAAGCGCACGCACTCGGCGTCAACCTGTGCCGGCTGATACCGGCGATCCTGCGCCACGCAGGCGTCGGGGATCTGGTATTGCGCTTGGATCAGCCGCAGCCCGTCCACGGTATCGACGCGCCCGAAAAACAGTTGCCAACTTGCAGGCTCCGCCGTCCATGCGCGGATCTCGCACCAGAAGTGCGACTGCTGCCGGTCCACCGTCATCACGCGCATGATCTCGCCGGGAACTTTGTCGGTCTGGTAAGTGGTCGTCGTGTATTGCGGGGCGACGGGGTCAACGGAAAACAGGTCAATAGCCTCGCGCTCCACCACCCACGAGCGGGCCTCGCGTTTTTGGACGAACTTCTGGCGCGGCGTGTCGTCGCGGTATTTGCCAAAATGGTTCTCCGCCTGCGCAAACTCTGCGGCCAGCAGATGCAGCGGGTGGGCGACCATCGCCTCCCAGTGGTAGCTCTTCCAATGGCGCGGCGGGTTCTCGCGCTTCGACACGTAGTGCCCTGACTGCCGCCACCCGGCGCGGGTCTGGTCGGTGTCGGCGTGCTCGTGGCCACAATGGGGGCACACGAAGCGGGCCGTCTCTGCCGCCCGCACCTCGTCAATCGTGCCGTCGTCGCGGTTGGCGTCCTTGTTCCAGACCACCCCGGCGCGGATTGTTTCGTCGGATACCATCATTTGCCGGAAGTGCAGCGGCATCGATTTACCGCACCCGTCGCAGTTGGCCGACCACTCCTCTTGGCTCCCGTTGTCAAAAGACCGCTGGGCCACGTCGCCCGCGATTCCGCCTTGTGAGATGTCGAGGATGTGCGAGGTGCCTTGCTGCTCGAAAGCGGTCACGCGTTTGCAGGCGTCTTCATAAACATCGGCCCAGCGCGGCATCCAAATTTCGTCGTTGCATTTCCACCGCACCGATTGAGACTGCTGGTGGGAGAGGTTGGCCGAGTTTAATATAAAGAACAGACCACCGGGAAAAAAGATCTCGGTCTGCGTGCGCAGCGGACCGGGGCGCGGTAGGATGCGGCGAATGGCTTCCACGCTCTCAAACAAGGGGAACATGCGCGTCTTGCCTTCGGTCGTCGCCATCTCGTCGGACTGGCAGGTGAACGTCGTGGGGCCGGGATCGTTCACGATGCGATAGGCGCAGGTGATTTCGGCCAACAGCGTGCCGCCCGATTGGATGGCCTTGCTCACCGTGGTGCGCCTCACCATCGGGTCAATCATGCTGTCGAACGGGGCGCGCAGCCAGGGTGAGTTGCGCACATCAAACCGGCCACGGATGGCGTAGGCGCTAGGCAATTCCGCTATGGCATCATGTGCCCACTCGTAAATCGGGCGGCGGTCGGGGCGCGGCAACCCCATGCGCAGGTCCAGCCATCGGCGTTCATTCGGCATCGGCGTCGGGATCGGGCGCAGGCTTCAAGCTGGGCAGCGGCTCGATCTTGGGGTTGTCGTCTTCCCATGTCAGCAGGCCACGCGCCGTGGCGGCGCGGATGCGGTCGTGGCACTCACGCAATTCATAGCGCAACACTTCGATTGATTGGCCGAGCAGGCGGTTAGGCAAGCCGGTTTCGAGTTCGCTAGTCAGCAGCATGTCCAGCTTGGCCGTCCACGATTGCAAAAAGTCAGCCACCTCCTCGCGGTCAATCGTATCGCCCCGAGCCTGGCTCAGTTTGATCTTTGCCATTTCCGCCTCGGCGGTAAGTTTCTCTAGCTTCGCGCCGTTGAGCGTGTTGGTAGTCGCGTGCCGGTCCTCGCGGTAGTATTTAAACAGGCCGCGAATCGTGGCGACCTGCTGGTACAGCCCGCGCACGGGCGACGGGAAGTACCCTAGCTTGGCGAGCTGGCGGTGCCGGCGGTCAGTCAGGCCAGTTAGCGCCTCTAGCTTTTCGCCCGTGATAGTTGGCGCGGGTTCGGCCATTAGCGGGAAAGATGGAGCGCATGGGTCGGAATTGAACCGCCTTCTCCCGACTGGATATCGGGCACACTGGCTTCAGTGCTACATGCGCGTTTAGGTTTGCCGAGATACATTCCCGCGCCCCGTCGCTCAATCTCGCTAAATGGGATAATCGGGCACGTCAAGCGGGTGCGGGCTTGAGGATTTAAAAAGTAGAGATAGCGGAATTGGAAGCCGGGGAGGGGGGTCGCGTTCATTTCTCTTAACGTGGCAAATCCGGCTTTCCCCGTTTTCAGAATGTGTCCGCCCTTTGAGAATGTCACTTTTGAATGGATAGCCCCGTCGGGAGTCTGCCACATGGCCATGTTCTTCGTTATCCCCGTGAGCACAAACCCGCTCGCCCGGTAAATCGTCCCGTCGCCGCATTGGGTGCCGTCTGCGAAACTTACCACCCATTCGATGTGCGGATACGACTTGCGGATCAATCGCATCGCAACGGCGATTGATCGGGATTCCGAATTCCGCGGGAGCCAATCGGCAAACGCCATCCGATTCAGCTCAAGGAATCCATTCCATTTTGTCCCCTCTACGATGCCGAGCATCTTCCGCTTATCAAGCGACGGGCCAAACTGCATCGCCCCGCCACATTTGCCGTCAAGGAATACGCCAAAGTGCAGTTGTGAGTTCTGGACCACCTTGCCCGAATAATGGCACGCCTTAACGATCCGCGCCGCGTCGGCGGAACTGATCGGCTTTACAATGATGTCCTTGGCGCTCATGGATTCGCCCGGTTGAACGCTTGGCAAATGAAAGCCAGCGCGTTCCCGTTGCTGTTTTCATTTACGGCGGATTCACCGTGGCCCATGCCTTTAGCCTTGGCGATTGCCGCTTGCACGTCTTCGGCTTGTTCGTCGTGGACAGTAAAGGTCATCTGCTGGAACGGTTGTTTATCCTCGCTTGAAAGCTCCGGCATTCCGGCTTCGTCCACGTCAAAAGCCCCGAGCTCCTCCTCGCTAAACCCAATCGTCCCCAGATCAAAATCGGCTTCCCGTAGGTCATCCAACTCCAGCCGCAGCATGTTTTCATCCCAGCCGCTGTTCAGCGCCAGCTTGTTGTCGGCGATGATGTAAGCCCGCTTCTGGGTTTCGGTCAGGTAGTCGAGCCGGATGCACGGCACCTCGGCCAGCCCTAGCTTGCGAGCCGCCATGACGCGACCGTGGCCAGCGATAATGCCGCCGTCGCCATCGACCAGCACCGGATTCGTGAAACCAAACTCGCGGATGCTGGCGGCAATCTGCGCCACTTGCGCGTCGTCATGCGTGCGGGAATTGCGGGCGTAAGGGATCAGCCGGTCCAGCGCGATGGCTTCAATCTGTGGTTTGTTAGGTTGCATGGTCAAGAAACTGAAACCGGGTCGCAATAGTCATTTGTAAAAAT